CACCCGCCACACTTTTGCCACCCTACTGCAAGCTAAAGGAGCTAAACCGGAAGATTTGATAAAAGTCATAGGACATGCAGATTATGAAACCACTACAGAAAATTATATACATCAAAATATAGATAAGCTATCGGAAATGATAGAATTATTAAAAGTGGAAAAATGATAGCAGTTTGATAGCAACCGTTTTTAAATACGGGCATATAATCACAAATAAAACGGCGTATTTACGCTGTTGAGCCACTAATATTTTATTTGGTAAGGACGAGGTCACCAGTTCGAATCTGGTTAGCAGCTCCAGGATAATCCCCCATTTTACGCCGTTTGCAAGCGATTGCAGGCGGTGTATTTTTATGCCTAAATAGGTTTTAGGGCACTATTAGGGCACTAAGAATAATCAAAATAACAAGAAAATACTGCGATTTACTAAATACTAAATATTACATATAGACAATTTATTAATCTCTTGATATAATTTGTATAAAAGGAGGTAATTAATGAATATCGCAGTCTGTGACGACGAACAGGTTTTTGTAGACTACTTTTCAGAAGTCATAAATTGTTATTTTAAAGACCACGGCATGCATTGCAGCATAAAAAAATTTTACTTTGTACAGGACCTGTTAAAAGAATATTTTGAATCAAATAATATCGACGTTATAGTTTTAGATATTGAAATGCCGGAATATGACGGATTATATGCCGCTGAACAAATCAGAAATGTTAATAAGGAAATACCTATAATGTTTCTGTCAAGCAATAACACCCACGGTGATCTTGCTTGTGACTTTAAAATATTCAAGTATATTTATAAATCAGCGGGAAAAGAGAAAATATATAGCGCATTTGACGCATTGATTAAAATGAAAGAAAGCGAAAAGTTATTTTATACGGCCCAAACCTTCAACGGCTCTAAAAGGCTACTATTAAAAGATATAATGTACGTTCAAGTACACGATCATTATGCGGACTTTTATTTATGCAATGACAAAATTATTTGCGAACGAAAAAAAATTAAAGCTTTAATTGAAGACTCTTTATTTGACACTTTTATTTTGATAAATCGAAATACTATGATAAACTACAAGTTTATTGACGAATTGAGCGAAAATATAAAACTATCAAACGGTGAAGAATTCGTTTACAGTAAGCGAAGACGCAATGAGATATATAATAAATTTCTTTACCTTAGGAGGAATCAATTTTAAATGTGGAGCTTGATAGAACACTCAGCCAGTCTGGCTGAAGCAGTTATCATCACAGG